TGAGCGCGACTAACTGAGTCTTTTGATTCTCAGATTCGCGCTTGACATATAGCACCGTCACTTCTGTGCCGCCCTCATGTTGTCAACAAGGTTGGGGTATGGTCGTCCGGCCTTCTTAGCCATTTGTTTGGCTGCAGCCTTTTGGAATTTACTTAACCTCTTAGGTTCACCTAAATCCTTCGGACGCTTTTTGTCCCATACCTCTTTCATTTGTTTTTTGCCTTTTGTCGAGCCTCAGACATGGCAATAGCTACCGCCTGTTTTTGGCTGGTGACCTTTTCGCCGCTGCTGGATTTCAACTTGCCCGCCTTGTATTCGCGCATGACCTTTTTGACCTTGCGCTGCATCTTGGCCTTGGCATCCATTAAGCAGTCCCGCCGCCACCAAGTTTGGTGGAATCCTGAATACCAAGCTCCGAATCCATACGGGCAGCAGACAACAAAGAGCGAACACCACCACGGGTACGCGCGCGCGTACCAGCTTGCTCACGTTGAGCCAACTCGGTCTTCTCTTTTACTTGATTTGCCTTTTGTTCTTTAATTTGCTCCTCTTGCTGCTGGATTTGCTTTCGTTGAGCCGCCGCAGCGCCACCATCACCGAATAAGAAACTCATATTTACACCTTTGACATCATGTAAAAGTCTGAACAATCTGCGCCGTATCTAGGCATCTTCCCATCAATACTAAAACCAATGGCTTTTGCCCACCGCACAGCCCTTTCATCTTCGCATCTTACAGTTATTTGCAATCTATGCAAGTTTCCATCTATCACTCTGAAAGCAACCATGCCTTGAGCAATCCTAGTTAGCGTCTTGCCATAGGTTCTGCCGCGTTCTTCTATCAGCAACCATAGCTCCTCGACGCCATGCCATATATCAACAGAACCAAATATTGCCGCCGGTCTGCCATGTAGGAAGGCGGTGTAAGCCACCCCTTTGGATGCCTGGATTGATAGCGCGTCCTCGATGTTGACATGGGGCGCTACTGCTTTGAAATAAGAGTCATCGATCTTCATCCTATGCAAGTGGCTAGGATTGAAGGGCATTACTTGGACTTGAGGGGTTTCCTCAATGTAGTCATGCAAAGACATCGAAGTCGTTGGCTACTATGGTTTGTGCAGTAAAGGTCTTTTTTGATATCTCTTTGACCTGGCCCCTGGTTAACTGGCGGTATTCGCCCCCACCAGTCAGCAGGTAGCCAAAGGCGTCACCAACGTGCGAGTGTTCGTTCTTGTTTGGGGTATCTCGGAATCTCTCCTGCCCAGCGCCAATGGCTACGCGCTTGAAGTGATATCCACCTGACAAAGACTTACGAAGCAGTTTGCAGGACTTGTTTACCAACAAGCCGGGTTTGCCCATGACCATGCGGTTCATTGGGCCTGATGCGGCTTCTCGACGCGCCTTGAAGTCGTTAGTCTCGGTTGGTTCTGCGCGGAGTCCCAGGCTTCTCAGGTACTCAAATGCGGTAGTTTCGTAGATAGCATCCCTCTGCTGACCAGCAGGGTCACCCCAAATCTTGATTTCATGTTTGGGGAAATGGGTTGCAATCTCTGTCAATAGGGTTTGTCCGAACCTCTCAAGACCCATGTCAAAGGTTACAATCTCATGCAAGACACGCCATTGTCCAGAGGGGTGCCTTTGCCCAAAAACTGCTGCCGGTGTTAGACCGAAGTCCAATCCAATCTGCAAGGGTAGGTTTGGGTCAACCTGAAGGTCTGCTGACATAAGATTATCGTCGTACTCAGGCCATACTGGCTTGCCGTCTTGGACAAAGGTGTACATACCCTGCGCGTAGCACCGAATCCAATCCAGCGTCTTGCCAGCCAATTGCTGGAGGTAGTAGCCCCCAGGAAGGTTTTTAACATTCTCAGCCTTGGGATTTATCTTCCACCACTTGGTCGAGGCAAATACATGGTCATTGGCTTCCGGGTTCTCAGGCAAGTCATCCACCGAGACCTCGATCACACCACCTGGTTGCTTGAAGAACTTCCAGGCATAGCGCCCAGTAATCGGCTCTTTCTCCGCCAAGCGGTGCCACCAATGGTCATCGTCCATGGGGTTGGTATCCATCCAAATGCCGTGCCATGTAGCCCCGCCGTCCTTCTTGGTTGGATAGCGCCCAACCCGGTGGGTTAGGCCATCGATCACCGCTTTTGGTAGTTCTTTGGCTTCGTTGACCCACGCTCCAGTCAGTTCAAGTGATAGCAACTTACGAACATCTTTAGGTTGATCCAAGGCTAAGAAGATAACCTCGCAATCGATCCCGGCAGCCTCTCCCCTGGGTGGGAGTTTGATGTGGTGCGTAATAGGAGGCGTGTGCAGGATAGGGCCGTAGACGTTCTCGGGGAACAACTCAGTCCAGGTCTTCAGGGTGGTGGTTTTCAGTTCAGGGTAACTGTTCCTAACAATCACAAACCGGCTATATCTGATGCCGTCAACGGGGCTGGGTTTCTGTTTGACCGCCCTCATCATGACCTCGGCAGCGCAGACATAGGACTTGCCGGAGCCGACTGGCCCCATCAGTCCTCTGACAAACGAATTGTTTTGCAGGAACTTGAACGCGGTGGGAGACCCGGACAGGTCGATGTTCATGCTGGCGAGTTGGTCACTCATTTGGGGTTGCATCCTCGATATCAGGCCCGTGGACATTGATGCCAATAACAGAGGGCTTTTGCCCATCGTCGGGAGTATCCAGCAAACCGCTGGCTTTGGCAAGAATCCTGAGAACCTGTACTTTGTCGTACAACTCCAGCTCAATCGTAGAGTTGCCTTCTTTGTCGGTACGTTGCTTGATTGACTTGATGGCCTGGATTGCGTGTTCAGGAATCTTGCTGCTGGCCTTGACCCGCACATTCCCAAAGTCATCCCATTCAAAGATATCAGTTATCTTCGCATTAGCCATCGTCAAGAGCGAGTAAGCCACCGCCTCCTTGTTGGCGACGATGGTCTGACTGCGCTCTATCTTCTTGACAATGCTTTGTACGCCGCCATGTCCCTTGAATGACGGCAACACATTCTCTTTCTTAGGCATTATTAGTCTTCAAGTAGGCTATCACTTCTTTCTTGAGCGTACTTCCCGGCTTCTTCAGCAGAATCAAATATCTTGAGTTTCTTTTTTGTCAGGGGGTCAACATACTTGTTTTGCTTGTAAAAGCGAACCAAGAAATCCTCATCGTTGATAATTTTGCCGCCATCAAATACGCTTGGAACCAACGCCCATTTGGTGTCTTTTGCTGGCTTGCCATCCCGGTCAACCTTGGTTGGGATGGTTACCGTGATTTCAGAATATTGCTTCTTAGTCTTCGGGTCTTGCCAAACAATCCGGCCAGCCTTGGTCTTCTTCCCTGTGTTTATAGGGTCAGCCATATCAACTCCTAAAAGGGGATATCAGAATCCAAGTCATCCTGGGCAACAGGCTTAGATTTCTTCTCTTTGACCGGCGTAGCTCGATCAGACTTCTGTTTCCCAAGTTTGAGTTTCAAATACTTGTTGCCAGTCTTCTGTGACGTATTCGACCAGGCGCTCAAGTAAAACTCCTGCCCATCAGCATCAGTCCAAGTACCAGTCATATCAGGATGCGAGTCCTGTTCCTTCTTGTGGTTCTTCATCAAGAACCCACTATTGGGCCATACTTCCATTCGTTTCTCCTTAGTGAAGTTAAGCACAAGAATGATATCTCAAAAAACACTTGCAGTCCATCAAAAAATATGGATAATCATCTGTGGGGCCATCACCCAGCCCTCGGGAAGGCAGGCAGCTTACCAACCCGGATAAACGTACCGAATCCTCAGCAAACCACAGTACCGAAAGGGAACAGGAGCAACCCAGGGGAGCCGACACGCAAGTGGAGGTAGGTTAGATAAACAAGGTGCTGCAGCGCTAATGCGTTAAAAACACAGGCTCTCTCTGTGGGTGCCATAGTTTGTACGACACAAACCAGACCCTATAGCCTAAACCTTACTTTTTTTAAAGAAAAAAAGATATAACTCCCCCTCTCTATAATTGATATCAGGGTTTGGTAAGGATTTCTAGAAAAAATTTGGGAGGTTCCCCCATAACGCTAGGGTGAGGCCAGGGGGGGCGAAGGGTGCCTTTCGTAGCGCGTAAGTATTCGGTCACGCATGGCGCACTACCCGCCCATAACGCAAACAGGATACCCCCCCACCGCCTGCTGCGCGTAGCACAAACAGGCTACAGATAAGGGTCAATTTAACATAATGGAGGTTGTAGAAAGCGCCGGAGCCTACTCCAACAGGCGGCGCAAGGCGCGGTCTACATCTTCAGCCGATGCGCCCTCGCCTGCATACGTTAGTGCTAATTTGTAGATGTCAGGATCAACGCCGTGCGGGGCTTTTGATGATTGTGATAAACTATCAACCCCCTCATCCTGATAGTTTTCTTCTAGATCAGGCAACGCCTGCCCCTTTCGTTTGCGCTTTGCTTTCATTTTCTCTGCCCTCCGCTTTGCTTCATGCTGATATGGTGCGAGTTCTCCGCTCACCCTTGCCGCCTTGGTGGCGGTGATATCTTCCCTGAAGACAATCTGCCGAGTGTCTGCGCGCTCGCCGCGCCAGCCCTGAAAAACTGTTCTAACGTAGCCCCAGCCCTCAAGACGCTTGACTATCTGATTAATTCGCTGGCGGGTTACGCCCAAGTCCTCGCCAACCCTTGCCATGCCAACCCACGTTAGCCCCGCTTTGTTGCTATAACTTGCCAACACCGCCAGCACTCGCAAATCCATAGCCGATAACCTGCGGTCTTTTGCCGCCCTCAAAGGGATTATTGTCAGCACCCGCTGATCGGGTAACTCTTCTTTCTTTACGATGCGAGGGGCTCCATCAGCGAGTTGTATTCGCACCGGCGACATCAGGGCGGTATCCATGCCGCCCAATGATATCTAGTGCCAACAAAAAAGCCACCGCTTGGGTGGCTTGGTTGGGCTGGATTGATGCTATCTTGCGCCTGTTAAATCTAAGCAAATCTCAACCGCTTCGCTATCTGTGCAATCGCAATCGTCTAACTCGCCGGAGTACGCGATCTCAATCGCGCGCTTGCAAGTCGCGGTTTTGATAAGCCCAAGCCTGAGCATCATCCTAAGTTCAAAAACTACCTCATTGATATCAATCATTTGTCGCCCCTCTCATTGATGTAAACGCGCAGATGCGTTGAAGCCTTGATCGGCTGACCATATCTGTACCGCCCTTTGGCTTGCTCTGTTATGTGTTGCCCTTTGACCAATACCTGATATCTATCGCGGTTGAGGTACTTTTTTAAGCCCTCAACAAATGCCCACCCCTCCGCATTGTTTGGTATCTCGGCGAATTGGTAGCGCGGAGCCTTGGTTGTATCGGATTGCCGCTCTTGCGCTTGTGCCTCGGGTATGTCGATCGTTATTGTCAGTTGCATTTTTTGCCCCTCATATTGAGTTAAGTGCGAGGCGTTTGGCATTTTCAATACGCCGGATTGCCTCGCCAATGGTTGACTCGCTAACGCCCAATTGACTAGCCGCATCTGCTCGCCTCAGACCGCCAACTAACACAAGCCGAGCGCCCTCGGTGCTTTTGCTGGCTGGCTTTTGCCTTGCCAACTCGGCAAGATGCTTAAAAGCGTAATTTGTCATTCCTCACCCTCCCACCAATCTTCGTACTCGGGTTGATCTGCTTTGTCGGCTTCCCATTCAGCCACCTCATTACGCCCCCAGTCGGCGGCATAAATGACTAGCGGGATTTGTGGGCACTTTGCGCTGAACTGATGCCACCCACTCCAAAAGCCGATATCGCCGCTCACATGGGCATAATCAAAATCCTGCCCCACCATTTGCAGGCGGTAGTAGTCGTCTTTGTCGCTGACTGTTAGCGTAAACAAACGCCCTTGCTCGCATCGGAATTTAAAAGTGTCGGTACTCATGCTTGAGCCTCCTCTATCAAATAGTCCTGCGGGTTGTACTCCATTCCCGCGCTGATTAAATCCTCGCGGTGCTGGCGCAAAGCCTCTTCAGCCTCAGCCCAAGTGGCAAACGTGAGCCGCTCGCCGTCCTCGCCCCAACAGTTTTCCCAACCGAAAATAAACCGCGTCAATACTTCGTATCGCTCCATTTGTCGCCCCTTATCTCTTTGGAAAAAACAATTTGCAGTCCACGCATTGAGCGTGTAAGCCGCTTATCTCATCAACCGCAAAGCGCGGCGCTTCGCCATACTCCCAGCCGATAGCATCTCCCGGGAGTGACTCAAGAAAATCGGAAAGTTGCCGTTCCTCGGTTTTGCTTAAATTGTCGGCGTCTCCATACTCAAGAGCGCATACCCAATGCTCGGCGAGGGTATAGGTAAAGTAATCAACTTGCATTTTTTGCCCCTTATTTCAACAGTTCGGCAACGAAGCCAAACCCTATATAAACCCACGCCGCAAGGCAAAGAGCGATAATCGTGTAGAGCGTCAACGTGGCGATCACCCCGCCCGCCCTATCGCGGTCTCGCTTCATTTGGTTAATGAAAATCCGGCGGTTAAATTCGCGGCTAATTTCTTTAGATGTTTGCATGGTCTGCCCCTTAGTATTGGCGGTACACAATGGTGTTTTCGGCGGTGTACTCGGCAAAGCCGCACCATTCGCGCATCTGCTCGCACAAATCCTCGATTGGGTCTGCCGCCTCGGGATTAAATTCGAGGTTTTCATATTGCTCGATGACAACGCTTAGATCCTCCTCGGCATACTCACAACAGATGGCGATTACATCGAACTCCATCTGCTCGCCGGTCATCTCCTCAAACTCCTCAAGATGGTTAAAAAGTACCTCTAGCCCCGCATAACTGAAGTTATCGGGGCGAATTTGGTGGAAGTCCTCGCGGAATTGATACAGGTTAATGGTTTTTTTCATGTTTGACCTCTTAATAGATGGTTGAAAAACACCCGCTTCTGTTTAGCGGTGAGCAGATGATATCACCTTGTCAACAGGTTAGGCGGCTTTTTTTTGTTAGGAGTTTCCCCTAATCTCTATTGCTTACACCTGCGAGCCTGACGTATAAAGCCCGAGCCTGCGCGGCTCGGCTGGGGCGGCGGTGGCGCGCCATGCGCCAAAATGTAATACCCGCAGCGCCTGTTTTGGGCTTTTGCGGTCTGCCCTGAGTTTTACTGTATGCCCGAGCAGTAAAACCACGCAGGGGGCGCAGGCCTAGGTAAGCGTATACCCTCGGCGGTGTAGTACCAAGTAGGTCATCCAGGCCTAAACCTGGAACCCTGGTAAGGGGCGCGCCAAAAAAATTCCACGCGAGCTCACGCCAAACCAGGCAGAACTTTACCTGGACTACTGACAGTTTTTTCTATCTGTCAGGTTGACCCCCACCCCTCTTTTGCTCCAGCAAAAAGAGCATATATCGGCGCAAGGCCTTCATGGCTTCAAAGCCCCTAGCCTTCTCGACATTGTTTAGATACATCTTCTTGCTGATCGGCTTGGCTTTGGTAGCCTTGTCCGGCAGCCGAGCCATGACCCACTTGGCTTCGCACCAAGAGCGGTACTCTTCTGAATAGTTAGAAGCCTGGCTCCCATCCGGCAGGGTGACCAACTTATCGCCGGGATGCTCTGCCCCGCAAACATGACAAGTCACAAGATAACAGAGTAACCGCAGACCAATCCTGCTACAAACCCAGCTCCAGCCGCCAGGATGCACCACTTGGCGCACCTGTACATCCAGCCCCAAATCTCAAACCAAATGTCAACCTCACGCCGCATGGAGCGCCCTCAGAAACTTCCTTGCCTTGACCTTTGCTTTGTAGCGTTGCTTGCGCTCCTGTTCGGTGAAAGGGACGTATTTCAAGTCTTTGCCCTGGCCCAGCTTCCACACCCTGGCCCTCGGCCTGCCCATGACATCAGCGTCATAAGCCATGATGTAGCACATCCCAGCTCGCCGGAAATGATTCACCCAGCGCCGCACAGTCGTAACGTGCAGACCTGTGACCTGAGTCATCTCAGCCATGGTTGACCCTTCTTCTAGGCACTTAATCATGTTCACAATTGCCAATGTATTTGCATACACTTTCTTGCTCATTGCATCTCCTCAAACATCTTAATTCTTTCTCCAATCCACCGCACCACCGGCACCGCCCAACTGTTGCCCAAAGCCTTGTATCTTGGGCCGTCAGGGGACTCTGACGCCTTGCGCCAAGGGATGTTGGTGTAGCCATCGGGGAAGCCCTGCAACCGCTCGCACTCCACCGGCGTCAGGCGGCGCACAGCCATGGACTGCATCACAGTTGGCCCTGTGCCTGTCCCATCAGCACGATTCGTCAGCGGAACAGAAACATCGCCTGTAAATGCGGCGTTGAAAATATCCACGCCAACTGGCTGCGCCACCCCATGTATATCAGCCTTAGTCAGCGTATACATCACCCCCTCATCTGATGCCCCAACACCATGCGGGCCGCCGGCATCCCTGCCAATCA